TAGAACATAATATACATACCGCCGTTCTCGGCACCGCTAACCGCCTGAGTTTGGGCGGTTTTTGCATTTGCGAGGCCCGGCATCGACAGCGCTACCAGCGCGACGACCGCAGCCGCCGCGCTTAGCCTGTCCGCCATCGCTCTCCACAGCTTCCGCTCAACGCGCGATTGGGCCTTCGCCGCATGGATCTCGGCAATCCACCATGGCCCATCGAGGTCTGCCATTGCGCACATTTCCGCAATTCGCTCGTCGGGGATCGCGTAGCGGTCCAATCGCCACCCACTGACCAGAGCTCGCGTCACGCCGAGCTTCTTGCTCAAAGCGTTGTCGGACGGGATTCCGCACTTCTCGCGCACGGTATCGAGCAGTTTATTTTCAAGTTCCATGTGTAGCTGGCCTTGACAGTGGTGGATAGGCCAACTATACATGCGTCCGTGTCTAGCTCAGCTAGACACCCCGTCACCGGCACCCCAAGGCCGCTGGCGGGTCCTCTTGGGGCTTGGGGCTTGGGACAGGGGACAGGGATGATCGATCCGCTCATTACCTTCGTGCTGCTAGCGGCCATCGCGGTCGTCTCCATCGGTGCCGCTCGCATCGTGTCGTGGCTGCTGGACCGGCGTGATCGTGCCGCCGTCCAACGCGCCAAGGAAGCGGCCATCGTCTCCCAGGCACGCGCCGAACTGGCCGCCTCGGGCTGGACCGCTCAGGACGAAGACCGCTACCAGTCCCGACGCCACGGTGGCCGCCATGGGTGAACTCCTGCGCGATCCGTTGGTTGTGATTCTGATCGGCGGTGTCCTGCTGACAGGCCTGTACTGGACGCTCGTGCTCGTGCTGCGAGGCAAGGGGGCTGGCAATGGCCGTTGATCGCGCTCGCTTCCGCATGGCCGTCAGCGGCGGGGCAGGGGGCTTTTCCCCGCTTTCGCCCGGTGAAAAGGGGCAGCTGGCAGCGGCGGCAATTGGCCCGGGGAGTAACACGGGCCAAAAGGGTCAGCAGGACGCAATCATCGACTACCTGACCATTGTGGTCCCGCTCTCCGCCCTTGAAGAAGTGAACTGCAAGAAGCTGGACCTCTTGCTGTTCCGGATCTTCGGCTTCCGTGGCGAGGTTGTTGCCGGTGCGATTCGTGAGAAGAACTGGAACTTCTACGAGCAGTCGGCGGTGTTGATCGACCGGGAGAACGAGGTGGTTGGTCGTGTCGGTATCGGTGGCAAGAAAAGCACCGTATGCCTGAGCTTGACCGGGATGGGTTGCAAGTGGGTTCGTGACTGGGCGCGCGTCTACAAGCAGTGCGCGATGCTGGACGCCAAGATTACCCGCGTTGACTGCGCGCACGACGACTACGAAGGCGAACGCCTAGACGTGCATGCGCTCCGCGAGGTTGCAGCGCAGGGCGGCTTTACCGAGGGCGGATGTCCTCCGCGTCACCGCTTCATTTCCGATGAAGGCCACAACACCGGCTGCACGCTGTATGTCGGCGGCAAAGGCCACAAGGAACTGTGTGTGTACGAGAAAGGCAAGGCCGAGGGGCTGCCGTCCTCGCGCTGGGTGCGCGCGGAAGTGCGCTTGTACGGCAAGCACATGGAAATCCCGCTGGATGTGCTGTTAAACCCGGGTGCGTACCTGCGTGGTTCGTACAGCGCGCTGCACGATCTCATCAAGGGCGTGTGCACACGGCTGCGCACGATCCGCAAGCACGTCGAAGTTTCTGCCGAGGCAATGGTGCTCTGGATGGAGCGTCAGGTAGGCCCGGCTCTCAGTGTTCTGCGCGGAGCGTTCGGAGATTCATGGTCCGACTTCTGCGAGGCCCGCATCGTCCGTGACGGTCACCCCGGACGTTTTCGCGGTATTGCCAAGGGTGACGCACTCCATCGTTTCGTGAGGGAAGAACTATGCCCATCTGCCGCGTAAAGTCCGCCGCCGTCGAAGAACGGCACAACAGCAAGACCAATTCCATCATCCGCTCCCAGATGGTCGGCCTCGACTTCGGCAACGGCTTCGAGCTGCCGTTCCGTGTCGGCCTCGGCCCGCCCCCGCCGTATCCGCCGGGTGAGTACGACATTGACCCGCAGTCCTTCGCACTGAGCCAGTACGGGGACCTGATCCTGAAGCGTTACGTGGACCTCGTTCCGCTGCAGGCGAAGGCCGCAGCCGTCCAGGCGAAGCCGTAAGCCATGGCCGTGCTGATCCCCGCATGTCGCGAAGCCGACCTGGACACGGCCACGGGGACCTGCACGGCTGTGATCTGGATTCCTCAGCCGGCACTACTGCCGGAACTGCCGATTGAGGATGCACAGGCCATTGGCGCAAAGATCGCGCTTTTGTGGGCTGTCGCGTACGTGTTCCGGCTCATTCGCAAGAAAATCGAACAGTCCTAGGAGGACACATGCACAAGATGTTCAATGCCCTGAAGGGCAAGGGTGCCGCTCTGGCGGCTGTCGGCACTGCGGCGCTGGTGTCGGCTCCGGCATTCGCGTCGGGTGGTGGCGGCGTGGACGTGGGCCCCGTGGTCACGGCGATCAACGCCGCGCTCGGCCCGATCGGTCAGATCGGCGCTGCGGTGCTGACCGTGCTTGTCGGCGTCAAGGTCTACAAGTGGGTGCGCCGCGCAATGTAACGGCAACCGGGGGGCAGGGCCGACTCCCTCCCCCCGGTCTTTCAACGCCCTGGACAGGGCAGGGGGCTTGAAATGGAAGGGTGGATCTGGCTCTGCGCATGGCTGGTGGCCTGCGCGATCATCTTTGTGGATTTCAGCTGATGCACTGGCTCGCTCGCGTGTTCGCTTCCGCGATTGCTCGCCGCATCGCATACGTTCTTGTTGTGCTGGTCCTCGCATGGGCAGGCATCGGGACCAGCAAGGCGGCCACGTACCGCTGCACTGCCATTGCGGCGAATTGCACCGAACCTGAGGCGTTCGCAGAGGCCAATGCCTATGCAAAGTCTGTTGCATCGCCACCTTACGTTGCCTGCGTCTGGAAAGGCAGCGGGAAGAGCTACGTTGGCGCGTTCGGCTCGGAGGGCTGTCAGGGATATCGTGATGGCCTTCAGACGTTCTACTACAACGGTACGTGCGCAGATCAGCCGGAGTACACGGGGCAGGGCCCTTGGTCAAATCTTGGCGGTTCCGCGAGGAGTGGCAGCATTGGCTGTCGCGGCGGTTGTGACGGTATCTGGAATAGGAACGCGGATTCTTCGTCTACCTGGTCGCCGACGGGTGCCGTCTGCCCGGAAGATGAGAAGAAGAATTGCGAGTCGCCAGCTATGGCGAACGCGGGGTATTACTGGAACTTCGCGCTCAATGTGTGTGAGCCGCCGAAGCCGGAATGCGCAGGTGGCCAGAACCCAAATTCGCTGGGACAGTGTGCGCCTGAGCCATGCCCTGATGGTATGGCGCAGCAGGCCGATGGCACCTGCAAGAAGAAGGACAACGAGTGCCCGGCGGGGCAGGTGCGCTCTCCAGATGGCAAGTGCCTGCCCGGTGACGGCCAGTGTGCAAGCGGCGAGGTTCGCGGCCCGGACGGAACTTGCAAGAAGGATGGCGACGGAGACGGCAAGCCAGACCCGGTAGACGAAGAGTCATTCTCCGGTGGCGATGATTGCAGCTCGCCGCCCGCCTGTAGCGGTTCGCCCATCATGTGCGGTCAGGCACGCATCCAGTGGCGCATCGACTGCAACACCCGTAAGAATCGCAACATCTCCGGTGGCCTATGCAGCGCGATGCCGGTTTGCACGGGCGAGAAGTGCGACGCGATGGAGTATGCCGGGCTGCTGATGCAGTGGCGCACGGCCTGTGCGGTGGAAAAGCTGGCTGGCGGACCGAGCAACGGTGGCGACAATGCCGACGTGAAGGCTATTCGTGACGCCCTGACCGGTACAGGTGGATCTGTAACTACGCCCGCCGACCGACCAGCGTCCGACGTGTGGTCCCCGAGCAGCGGACAGCCAACGCGGCCTGACGCTTCGGGTTACGGCTGGGGCAGGGGGTGTCCGCAGCCGCCAGCGATTGAGGTCATGGGTAGAACCATTGCGTTCGACACTACGCCGTTGTGCCGGTGGCTCGGCCTCGGTAGCTACTTCGTTGTGGGCCTCGCCGCGCTGTTCTGCCTCCGAATCATCGCCAGTAAGGATGCCTAACCATGCCAATGCTCATCAGCACGTTGCTGACCGCGCTCGCTGCGCTGTTCCGCTCGAAGTGGGGCCCATGGGTGGCCGAGGCGATGGTCTGGCTCGGCATCTCCTGGGCGACGAATGAGTTCCTCGTGGATCCATGGATCAGCCAGATGGAAGATGCAATGCGCGCCGGTGCACCGGGAGGCGAGTGGGGCGCGTTGCTGGTGTCCTATGCAGGCATCATGAAATTCGATGTGGCGTGCACCATGATCGCCTCCGCTGTGACGGCCAAGTTCGCTGTCGGTGCCGCGAAGACGTTCCTGACGAAGCGGACCTGACATGCCTATCGAACTGTTCACTGGCCAGCCCGGCAACGGTAAAACAGCGCTCATGATGGAGCGCCTTGTTGCGGAGGCGAAGGCGGCCAATCGGCCGATTTTCGCTGTCGGCATTGATGGCCTTGATCCCGGCCTTGCCACTGTGCTCGATGATGCTCGCAGCTGGAATGACAAGGACGCGGACGGGAACTACATCATTCCCGATGGGTCATTGATCTTCGTGGACGAAGCTTGGAAGTGGTTCGGCCACCTCCATGACGCCACTCGACAGCAGACGCCAAGGCACGTTCTCGAACTGGCGGAACACCGGCATCGTGGCCTGGACTTCGTGTGGACCACGCAGCAGCCGAATCAGCTGTATCCGTTCGTGCGTGGCCTGATCGGTGCGCACTCGCACGTTGTGCGACGTTTCGGCACGAAGATGCTTGACGTCTATCGCTGGGGTGAACTCAACGAGGAAATCAAGTCACTCGCAAAGCGGGATATGGCCCAGCGCACCACGCGGTTGTTGCCCTCGCAGGTGTTCGGACAGTACAAGTCTGCCGAGGTCCACACGATCAAGGCGCGGATCCCGCTCAGGGTGCTGCTGCTCCCGGCACTGATCGTCGTTGGCGCGGTCTTCGCCTATTTGGCTTACCGGTCTCTTGTCTCGCCTGCGGTCACAGGTGGCGCGGGCAAAGAAGGGACGCAATCGGCGTTAGCCGATGCGGCCCCTTCGCCGCCGGGCGGCGGATCGCGCAAGGAAGGCGCTCCGCGCTGGCCCTCAGCCGCTGCCTATGCCAAGGACCATTTGCCGCGCATCAGCACCATGCCCTGGACTGCGCCGGTATTCGATGATCGGCAGGCGCGATCCGATCCGCAGTTGGTGTGCATGTCGTCCATGGAGGGACTGGACGCGCAAGGCGTTCGCCAAGAGGCGAGCTGTCGTTGCCTCACCGAACAGGGCACAGCCTATGAGCTGAGTCAGCCCGAGTGCCGCACGCTGGCGCGCAATGGGCCTGTCTACAACCCATATCGCGAGCGGTCGGAGGATCGGGGCGACCAGCGGTTTGACGCGGCAAGCCCGCCACGCCCGGCGGAATCGGCGGCGGTGACAGGGAGCGTGGTGCAGCACGTAGAGCGGACCATGGGGAGCTTTCCGGAGTCGCCGCCATTCCCAACCGATAGCTACATGACCACGGCACCAGGACCGAACAAGCTATGACCAGTAGCGCCCGCGAAGTGCTGAAGTGGCTGGCCGTCGTTCTCATGACGTGCGACCACGTCGCCAAGATCATTTATGGCGGCCATGTGCCAGGTCTCAGCGAGGCGGGCAGGGTGGCGTTCCCGCTGTTCGCGCTGGTGATGGCCTACAACCTCGCCCAGCCCGGCGCCGACCCGGTCAAGTCGGTGCGCAGGCTCGGCATGTGGGGGCTGATCGCGCAGCCGGTCCATGCCATGGCTTTCGGGTACTGGCTTCCGTTGAACATCCTGCTCACGTTCGCGCTGTGTGCCGCTGCCATCTACGCAGCCGGTCAGCGCAAGTGGATTGTCCTGGCATTCGCCGCGGCGGTGCTGCCGGCATTCGTGGACTACCAGTGGGCCGGGGTAGGGTTCGTCTTGTTGGCGTGGTGCGCCTTCAAGTGGCGCCAGTTCTGGCCGCTGGTTCCGGCATTCGGCGCGATCTGCTGGTTCAACGGCAACCTATGGGCGCTGGCGGCCATTCCGGTGGCGTTGTGGCTCTCCCGGGTGGCGTGGCCGGTGCCACGTGGCCGGTGGGTCTTCTATGGCTACTACGTCGCGCACCTTGCGTGCATCGGGCTGCTGGCGCCTATACTGCGGCCATGAACCTGCGCCGATACCTCGATGTTCATTACTGGGTTGCCCGATGGATGGATCGGGCGTTTGCGCGTCAGCAGGTGCGTCAGAAGAACTGAACGCTCACGGGCAGGTTTCGCCCGGGATGTTCTCCCAGCCGCCTGGAATCCGCCGAAACGCAACGCCGCCTATGCAGCGGATTTCTTCCCGACGCTGCTTGACCTCTCGTTCTGCCTGTTCTCGGCGTGCGCGGATCTCCGCCAACGCTGCTTTTCGGTCCGTCACTGGCTCGAGCTGGGGAGCCGGGTTGGCGCTGGCTGACTGAGCTGGCATAGGTTCGGCTTGGAAGCGCGCATTCCAGGCGTCGCCGGTCCGCAGATGCAGCCAGATTCCAGCACCGGCCATACCCAGTAGGATCACGGCCCACAGGCCGAGCCACGGAAATTCCCAGCGCGAGCGCGGGATGGGTTGCAGGTACTCCGGTCGTTCGCGTTCCATACGGCCCCCAAGGCGTCCTGCGCGCATTCTAGCCGGGGTGTAGGGGCGGCGCCCCTACGCAAGCGCCTCACACGCGCTGGCGGCGTTTCGGCCCCGGTACTGGCAGGACTGCTGCGGGAGGCTCGGCGTCGGGGCCAGCCATCGCCACCGATGACCGCTTTTTCCGGCGCTGTGCCAGGGCATCGGAGAGGTTCACCACGCTGGCGACGTTGAAGGACAAGGGTTTCCGGGGCTTGCCGATCGCGCGGCCGCTCTCCATCATCCGACGCCATTCCTGTGCCTGCGCAGCAGTGAGCGACAGCCACGCGAGATCCTGCGGTTCCAGCTCGCGGCCCTCGGGGGTGACCAGTCGGCCAGCCTTAAACGAAAAACCGGCCCAAGGGCCGGTTAGGTTCCGATCACGCACAATCAGGCTCCATGCCGCAACAGGGACAGGGGGCGAGGCAAGAGCCGTGCCAGCAACCCCCGCAGCAGCTTGAACATAATATACATTATGCGAAAAAGTGGTAGTTATTGAGGTGTTGCGTTGAGAAGGCCTTTGACTGCCACAACGGAAACGCCCCAGATCCCACAGCTGTCCGCCCGTATTTCCCCACAAGGACGCCCGCGATTTCCAGATCTCCCCCAAAGATGCCCTTGATTCCTGGATCCGCACCTAAGACGCCCTCGATTTCTGGCTCCACATCCAGCTCGCCCTTGAGTTCCCAACTGCGCACCTGATCGGTCAGAGCTTGTCGCCTGCACTTCCCAGTTCCGCCAGTCGCGACATTGGTCGCAAGAACAATTAGACGAGATCTCGGGCCTGAACGTGCGAACAGTTCAGCGGGTTGAGCAGGACTACAACACCGCGACTTCCCTGGGTGACGCGCCACGCCCCGCTCCACCTGCTCAAGCGCGTCGCTCGCCCCCTGACCAAGCTTTGACCTTAACTGGGCGTCGGTGACTCCCTCCCGTTCTGGTCGGCATCTGGGCCTTGTAGCGGCTCAAGCGCTGAGCTATAACGCCTTAGCCAGTCGCTATAAAGCGCCGGTGTTGTGCCCGCATAGCCAATAGGCTCCGGGTGCCCGAGGTCCACCCAATGGGGGCACGGGAATCCTTCGATTCCGGAGCCATCCATGACCGCCAAACGCCGCAGATCCCTTCGCACTTCTGCCTTCTACGCCCAATCGGGCCGTTGCTTCTATTGCGGCCTGCCGATGTGGCTCACTGCACCCTCAGAGCTCGGGCTGAAGGCCAGTAAGGCCCGAGCCTTTCAATGCACCGCCGAGCACCTGGTGGCCCAACAGGACGGGGGCAGAGACGTGTCCGGGAACGTGGTGGCCGCGCATAGCCGGTGCAACCAGGGCAGGCACCAGCGGAAGGGACCAGCCCCTTCCGCTGAAGCGTTCCGGGCGCTGGTTCAGACGCGGCTGGCAATGGGGAGATGGTGGTCCCGACTGCCATCAGGGATTGCACGTGCTTCCGTATGGCCAATTGAATTGAATCTTTGCAAGGAATCGGCAGCTGCTTGCCTGATTCGCTAGTCCACACTAGTGGCGCCCGGTTGCGGTGCTAGAACGGCGAGTCTGCTGCGAAATGGTCGCGCATTGGGCCTAACAAGGTCTGCGACCCTGTCAACACGTCCGAGAATTCCACCTGTCGCCACCTTCTCGTTCCAATATCGTTCCATCCACTCGGCTTTATCCAGGATCTTACCCGGAGCGCCTAGCAGCCTCTTGGCGATGAAATGCCGGATGAGAGCGGCCTGGCTATCGAGAATCACGACGCCCGCCCTTGGATTAGAGTCATAAGCGCTGTACGAGATCAGATAGTGGACATAGTGGCGGTCTGGCTCTTCGTCATCCCACGTCAACAGGTTGCTTAACCCCGCAGCGCGAGCATCCGATCGCACCTCTTCGCTCACGAGCACCATGGGATTGCGTGCTTCCTTACATTCCATGCGATAGGCGTCCAGCATCGCCGGTCCGAAGATCATCTGAGAATCATGATGAATGCTTCCAACTGTGAGCCTTCCACGTATCAATATATCAACCACTAGCAGGTTCTCGGCCAACATTCTGATGCAGCTCAGGATGTCGGCAAGGCCAGCAGGAGAGCGGCTGCTTGATATGACGATGCAGTCGCTGAAGTAAGTGAACAAAAGTCCTGTTGCTGGGTTGCAGCACGCTGTGTTCTTTAGTCTGTCGATGGCCTCTGCTATTTCATCAAGCTTGCTCATGTCGGCTGCCGACTCTTGGACAAGTGCGGAGAACCCGAGCATGTCGATGAAGGCGACGTACTTATCTTGGTAGAGCATGAAGAACTCCTTAGATGGTCGTGCCCATGGTGCCGAGGGCGGTTCCATTTGACCAGCGGGTGCGGGGCACGTCATAGGCCATGGAGCAATGTCAGCGACCTGGCTCGCGCACTAGTCTCGCAGAGGCTTGTTACGGCGCATCTTCGCATCGGATAGAAGCGAGCGAACGAGAGAGTTGAAGTCCATCCTGGCCCTAAAAGTTTCCTTCACCCTTGGTTAAACGAATGTCCGCTTTCGGTCAGAAGCGGACCAAAGTAGCCGGTGCTCTTCGCAGCCCGTACGCGACTTGGAGTCATATCATCAATCTGTATCAGGGCTCAGACCTAAGTGCCTGATGGTCCAATTCAGCGACACTATCCAGCTTCGGCGTCATCGCACACTTCGGGATACAGCCAGCGCGATCCGCTTATGGAACCAAACCGCACTGTGCCTTACTCTTAAGGAACATTGCCAACGGCAACCTTCGGCAATTGAATTTAGAGAATCCGGGCGGTTCATCCCGCGCGGCCCGTTAATGTCTACAGCTGTGGAGTTGTGAATGGCAGAAGATCAAGGTGGTGAAGAGGTAATTAGGGAGATAGGGAAGGCGCTAGCCCTTGCGTCTGAGCTTGATCCACAAATTGTTAGATCGCTTCGCTCCGCGATTGTTCAGGCGATGTCTGATTACGAGGACGACACGAATGCACAAGCTGCAGCCGCACTTGCGGCGGTTCTCGATTTTAGACCTGTGACGACCCAAGACGCCCTCTCGCAAACCTTGGGTGAGATCGGGAAGCTGGTCCAAGGTCTCACCGGACTGGAGGACGTTCATTACACTGTTGAGACACCAGAAGGTCGCCGAGTTCGCTCAATCCGGTCACATCTACCAACTGTATCACCCCAGCGTTTGACGGATCACGAGCAGGCAGATCTTGAGGCCTATATCGCTCGATATCTGCCACCGGACGACCCTCGCGAGGAACACGCGCCACGAGGACCGCGACTGTGA